ATCTGTCCCTTTGGTACAAGATATCTTTGTTTCTTTCTAGATATCATATATTGTATAAATAAGGACACGTTACTTTCTATAAGTGCCCATGCATTATACCATTCTATTATTAGTTCTAATCTCTGGTGAGTTTTATTAATATCATCAAATCTACCACACCATGCAGCTACTATTCTATCTTGTTCTAGGTAAGTCTCTGTTTCTGTACCAGTTACTTTAGTTACTTCAACTGGTGCTTTCATTACATATATAGAGCATAGTGATTCTGAAGTAGTTGTCTTACCTTCTGACACGGGGTCAATAGATGCATAGTACTGTCCAAAGGTTGGGTCTTTAATTGGTCTTTCCCAAACAACTAATGTTCCTGTTTTATCTTCTAGTTTTTTAGATACAGGGAACTGCATAATAGGAAGCTTATTTGTTTCCTTTACTGCAGGTTTACCATTCTCATCATAGAATATATCTAGGAATTCATATGCATATTCTTTCTCCTCTATTCTTCTTTGCTGTGCAGCTACTAAGTGTGGAGGGAATACAGATACTGATCTGTGTGCAAATGCTTCTTCAATATTTCTAGGGTGCTGTGATATCCTTAACTGGTAATCTTCCGGAGATAACTCTTTCTTCCATTTTTCAAATTGCTCTTCCAGGGCAATCAAAGCTTCTTCAACCATTGAATTACCATATTGGTCAATATGTGGTGGCATAGACCACTGCTCAGGAATAAACAAACCTGAGAGACCTTCTGTTCCTTTACTGTCTATTAAATTAGTTTCTACAGCATAAATATCTTTTGAAGTAGGATTCAGGATCATATCCTTAAGAGGATTACATTGAGATAAATCCCCCACTGAGCCCGCAGCTATAAACATACCTGTAGTAATTAAACCAGATCTCATTGCTGGTCTCATATACTCATATGTCTGATCCATCTTAGGAGCAATACCTGCCTCCTCATGGAAGAAGAACTTTACCGGACCCCCTACACCATTTGTTGGATCTTTCTCAAATGACATGCCTTGCATAGTTCCTTTAAGACCAACCTCATTCTTTCTATCTCCTTTTCTAACTTCTATCTTCTGTTGCCACATCATTACCTTGTGTGGAGTCATTGGTCTATACCAAGCAGTATGTTCATTTAAGAATGCAGCATATTCATCTAAGAATTTCCAAGATCCTTTCTCATTTATATAGTCTTTAAGACTTGCCCCTATCTTTAATGTGACCCCAGCTTCAAACCAAATCTGGTTTAAAAGCTTAGCCATATGAAAGTAAGAAGAAGCTATCTGACGTTTTTTAAGAATAGCTACATGCTTATAGTTGAGTTCTGCCAGTATTTCATAGAGGGCCATGTGATACTGTGCATCCCGTATTTTGGCAAAGTCAAAAATTTGCTGTTCCTTATCAAATATTGGTAGGAAGTTAAGCCACATGTAGTAGTCTCTAGTAAGGTACCATATGTTGTCTCCTGATTTATAGATAACTCCTCTCCTACATCTGAGTTTTTGTTCATCCCAGTAATTGATAAAATCTTTGGATTTAAATGGAGAGTCGCAGTAATATCCATTTGCTCTGAACTTTCTTGATTCAGCATTAAATAATAAGCTAGTTTCATCAAAGTTATATTTACCTGGTTCTTTAAATAAGTCTCTTAAAAACTTGGCAAACTCTTCTCTTGAAGAAAAGTCTGTAACAGTCCAAGTTCCATTATCATAGGTTGGTATGTTTTCAAATATCTCCATTACTGATCATATGCCATTCCAATCCCACCTCTTACTCTACTAGATTGTTCTTCCTGTAGATCTTTATATGCACCTTTAAATGATGCTCTAATTGCCTCATAGTTTTTAGCAGCATTTACTAAAGCTGTAATATTACCATCCCGCCCATGTGTAATAGGTGTAGTTTCCATGTATCTACCTAATCTATCTAACATGGATGCAATTCCTTTATATGCTCTAGATGTAGGGGTCTCATACATTCTCTGGCAGAACTGCAGTGCTATGTATATATCTTCATCTTCAGTAGAGAAGTCTGCTTCTATTTGATCTAGAATTAACGACTCTTTATCTAAATCCGGTGTATAGAAGAATGGGTTTAGATCTGGATTAGGACAAGTCATATAGAATAAGTACTGATATATCTTGATATAGTTATCAGGATAGTTATCCATAACCATCTTAAGAGCCTTTAGGGTATAGCAATGTTCTGTGGGAATTACTTTACCATTCTGAATGTCAAATAGTTTTACTATCATTTCTTTTTAATTTTATCTCTGTTATCATGTAAGTAGTGCATAATTGCAATTACCTCATCTTTTAAATATGGTATTTCCATTTGCACCACATCTTTAACTATAGGATCTCCATTATCATCATAACTAGTTAAAGGGTATCCATATTTATCTAAACCATCTGTTTCAAATACTATATGATGGATAAACATTTTCCCGGGTTGTAATTTAGGATTATGTTTTAGTATCATGTACATATAAATACTTAATTGCAGACTATAGTGATTAAAATTACAATCATCTAAACTAGATACAGGAGAGAGCATTTTTTCAGATACTCCCTCCCAATCTTTGTAAGATTCAGTCTTAATCTCTTTATTAGTTTTATAGTCAATAATGTTTACTTTACCATTAACTACTTCTACGAGATCTGACTGACCACAGATGCCTGCTGATTTAAGATAAACCATATGCTCTGGATACACGCCTGGTTCTAGTTTTTGTGATGGTGCTAACTTAATACCATCATTTAAATCTGTTGGTTTAAATACAGGTACAGTAATGCCTTCTCTTTCTATTGAAGCTAAAGCACATAAGTCAGCTTCTCTTTGGTTGTGATAAAAGGTACCAAGAGACATTGCTCTTTCTGATTCAGCATTCCAAATAGATACAATCTCTTTTGGAGTATAGCCATACCACTTAGATCTTTTATTCTTACAAACCTTCTTTGCTACTTTCTCAGCATCAAAGGGTATCTTAAAATGTGATACCAAAGTTGTTACACTTATCCAATTAATCTCTGAGCCGTCATTGCTTCTATAGCTATGATCCTTGGCATTGAATACTATACTCATAGCTTATCTAATTCTTCTTCTTGTTCTTCTGTAATTAAAGCATCCCATTTACCTAATGGACATGATGCTGATAGAGATCTAGTTTTAAAAGCAAGAGAACAACCACATTCATTACAACATGGATCTGTACCTTTTACTGCACACTTCTTACCTTTTTCTGGACACTCATCACAGATGTCATATCTGAGTCTTGAGATTTCTTCTACTGTCTCATCTCTAATAACTGAGTTTTTAATTCCTTCAAATATTTGAGATCTATTTTGCCAAATAAGATTAAGTACGTTTTTCATCTTTTTTAGTTTTTAAAAATTCTTGTTTTTTACTTTCCTGGTCTAATATCTTTGAATGTAACTTTATTAATAGATCTAACTTAACTTCCATTGCTTTTTTATTATGGTAAGCTTTAAATGTAGAAGTATCATGATCATCAAGAGATTTTGTAATTTTTTCAATAGAACCTGATACTGCTTTTGGCTTTGATACAAATTGTCCTAAACCATCTACATTTATTCTTGGGTATTCTAAGTTAGTAAGTAACTTTCTTACATCCTTATAATAAAACTCTACTAAGTCTTCAACTAAATCTTTATTTAAATTTAAATCTTCCGCAACTGCTTCATAGATTTTTTTAACCTTCTTGGGATTCATCTCCTAAAAATTTATAATCTAAAAGTATTGTTCCTTCTGTTTGTATCTTTAAATTGGGATTTAGTTTAATTAACTTTTTGTTAGATACATCTTTTATCACTAAACTATTTTTCTCAGCTTTATTAATACTGTTTCTTACAGTCTGTGGTGATTTAAAGATTGGCTCTTCTTCTGAAGATGCATCATAACAAAAGTCCGTTAATTCTATTGGTTCATTAAAACTTAGTAAAGTCAAGCAATTAAGATCTGAATCACTAAGATTAATTCTCTTAATGTAGCAATGTGTGAGAATCTGAAACTTCACAATATC